CCATGAGGTCGACCGAGAGAAGGGACCGGACGCGCTTGACCGTGTCGGTGCCGATCGACACAGACCAAACGCGCCCGGCCGTATCCTGGAACGTGTGCGGCATCATGCACCCCCGCCGGCGACTGTGAACCACGTCGGCGTGATCGCAGCGCCTCCGCTGTCGAACGCCGGTGCCGGCTTGGCCGACACGTCGAACGTCACCGCCGATTCGAGGGCCTGACCCTCTTGGAAGTTGAACACCTCGCACACCGCCCGCAGCCCCTGCGATCCGGTGGTGCCGATGGGGCCGTCCAGTGCCAGCAGTTCGATCGTGCTGCCGTCGATGTACGATGCGAGCAGCGCGGCGTAGTCGGCGTCGCCCGGCACGTACTTCAACTGGAAGTCGATCGACGCGTCCTTGAGCGTGCCCTTGCGGGTTTTCCACTTGGATGCCCGGGTGCTCGTGTCGGCCTCGCTTTTGGAAAGCGGGATCGTCACGTCTGAGACGTTGGGCATTTCGTTCCACACCGGCGAGGCATACGTGCCGGTGTTGCGGTAGAGCTTGCAGTCGAGTCCGATTCGCGTCATCTGCGGTCCCTCCTTGGGGGGTTTGGGTTACGGTCGGTGGTCACTGAACGCTGTTGGCCCAGAATTTCGGAAGCCGGTCGACGTTTTCCATGAGGGCCGGTCCCATGAATGGGCGTTGCGGGTAGGTGGCGACGCCGCCTTGCGCGGCGACCAGGGCGCGCACCCGGCGTTTCTCGGATTGGAGTCGCGCTTTGCGCGTGTTGCCGAACGCGTCTGGCGGCGCGGATTCGATGTACTGCACGCTTCTGTCGACCTGCGCTTGCGTGGTGAATTTGATGTAGGCCGTGCCGGCGGAGTCGCCGATGGGGCCATGGCCGCCGACGTGCAGTTCCCAATTGGTGCCGGCGGCGAGCAGGGTTTCCTTTGTTTGGCCGCGGAGCGACCGCGGCCGTTGCGTGCCGCCGTGTTCGTGCACCCTGGCCACGTCGGAAATTAGGTGGGCGGCAGGGCCGATGACCACTGTGTGGTCGCCCTCCACGGCGTAGAGGATCGAGTTCCGCAGGGCGCCGCGGCGGGTGTTTGGCGGCTGGCCCGGGTCGCTGGCCGTTTGCCGTGTTCGGATCATCCGGCGGGCCGCAATCCGCAGACTCGCCCCGGCGTGGCCGAGGTTCTTGAACGTCGCCCGGCGCATGGCCCGGCGGACGTCTGACGTCTGGTCGACGATGGTCACCGTGGCACTCATCGGCGGCCTCCATCCGGGGCGTCGCGGCCGATCGCGTGCTGGAGTTCGCGCTGGCCGGCGGCCAGTTCGTCGAGCGTGTCCGCCTGCCGCTCCTGCGCTCGCGAGAGCGTGGAGAGCGTTTCGGACGTCGTCCGGAGAAACGCGGTGTGCGATTCCACGACCGGCACGAGGACCGTGGCGTGCAGGGCGACGGCGGCCAGCTGGCCCCAGTAGCCGAGGACGGCGAGCACGACACACGGAAACCCGAATTCGCGGGCGATCCGCAGGCCGACGTCGACGATGTCGCGGGTTTGCTGGGTCATTCGCTCGGCTCCAGCCAGCGCTGCACGACGATTTGCACGATGATTCCGATGGCCCACATGACGAGCATGGTGGTAAAGGCGAACCCGGATCGCTGGTCGTACTCGTCGCGGACTTGCCGCTCGACGTCGGCGATGAGCGTTCGTTTGAGGACCGGGCCCCAGTAACGTGCGGCCAGCAGTCCGTCGGGCGCGAGCTTGGCCTGGGCAACGGTGGCGATGGCGTCGCACCGCTCGCGGCCGAGCATCGCCCGGCGGATCGGGTGCGCGGCGAGCCGTTCCCAGACGTAATCGGTGAGGTCTGGCTTGGGAGTCATTTCGCGGCGCACCTCCCGTCCGCGCAGTCCGCCCCCGGCCAGCGTACGCCGGCGAGGAAGGTGCGGACCCGCGTCGAGCATGGCCCGACGGTTTCCCCCGGGTTCGCCCCGAGGAGCACGCCGGCCAAGTGCCCGTCGGCGTTGAAGATCGGGCCGCCACTGTCGCCCTTGCGGGCCGTGGCCCGGCACTCGATCAGTTCCTTGGTCCCGCCGCGGCCCGGCGTCAGGTACTCCGTCAGGGCCCCAGACTCCTCGCGGTAGACGTAGGGCCGACCGCCGTAGCCGGCGATCGTCAGCCGGTCGCCGACCCGCGGGGCCTGGGCCGCGATGGTCACCGGCTCGGCGGCCGGCCGGGGCACGAGGACGGCGGCGAGGTCGTAGAGTTGGTCGGTCTTGAGCACGCGTCCGGCCCCGCGCTTTCCGTCCGGCCAGTGAACCGTCAAGGAATCCTTGACGCTTCGCACGACGTGCCAGTTGGTGACCACGAGCCCATGCGATCCGCTCACTGCCACGAGGACGCCGGACCCGCCGTGCAATTCGTCCCCGACGCGGGCCTCCAGGCGGGCGACGGCCGGCCGGGGTCCGGGGGCGGCGGCGGCAACGGTTCGGGAATCCCGAATGGTTGGCGCGGCCGGGGCGGGGGGCGCCACTGGCGTTGCCGCCTCCCCCGACCCGCCGCAGACGGGGCACGCGAACCGCACCGGGCCCGGGCCGACGACCCGGGCGCCGTGGCAGTTGTCGCACGGGCCGGCGGCGGCGATGGTGCAGGCCGCGGCGAACAGGAGCGCGAGGAACGCGGATTTCATGGTTTTCACCCGGCGGCCGGCCGGCTCCAGTCGTCGGGGAGGGTGCACGACGCGATGGCGAACGATCCCCGCCACGCGGATTTGGAGGTCCGCTCGGAGTCGTACCGCGTCAGGTCGTAGGAATCGGGGTAGGCCATGAGCCGTTGTCCGGGGATCCACCGGGCCCACGGCACCGCGTGGCCGTTGCGGCCGACGCTGAGGACCATCCCGTGGAGGACACAACACACGGCCTGTTCGTAACTGGCCGGGAAAATCACCTCCAACGGCCGGAACAGTCGGGCGGTTTCTTCCCACCCGGCAGGGAACCGATTTAGGGCCACCCACGAATCCCCAGTTTGGTTGTCGTTGCCCCGGCCGCTGGTTCCCGCCATGGCGTGGCGGAGCCCGTATTCGGCCGGCTGGAGCCGGTCCGGCAGCATCCCGCGGCGGACGGCGATTTCGAGCACGCTGCGGACGTTTGCCCCGCCCCAGCGCTTTGGGTTGGCTTCGGCGTAGACCGACAGCGGCGACAGCCAGACCGATCCGTACTGGCCCGACTCTGCATAGCGGTAGCCGGCCCGCGGCCCGTCCCGGTAGATGACCCCGCGGGCCCGGTTGCGGGCGGCCTCGAAGTTGGCCCGCAAACTGTGGGCGGTGCACTCATGCGTGCCCGGGCGGCCGTCCCCCGGCCCCTGGTTGGTGTAGCGGTCGAGGAAGTTCATCGCCCACGTCTTGGCCGCATCGTTCTCGCGGGCTTTCGCTTCCCAATCACGCGGCTCGATCCACAGGGCGTCCGGGAAGTCGCGTGAGGCGTCGCCGCAGGCGTCGCGCAGGGCGTCGGTCGTGTCCTCGGCCGCGAGATGGTCGGGGTAGCCGTCGTGTTCGTCGGGAAAGACGTCGATGAGGCGGGGGTGGATCTTCACGGCACGGCCTCCATGACGGCGGCCTCGCTTGCGGGCTTCAGCGTCACCCGCAGCACGGTCTGGCCGGCCAGCGCGACGACGGCGGGAAGACCGGCCTTGCGGGCGGCCTCCAGGGCGGCGCGGTACTGGTCCGGGACGTCGCCGGACCCGTCGGTGGTGTCGTCCTCCAGGAGCGTCGCCACGACTCGCCGCTCCCGGTTGAGCCGATCGAGGGCCACGGTGACGCCGGCCGGAATCGGCCCGGAGTCCTTTTCGTAGACGTAGACCGCGGCGGTCGCCGGTCCGACGACGACGGTCCGCCGGGCGGCGCAGGATTCGACCTGCGGGACGCCTGCAAGCAGGACCAGGGCGACGGCGATGAGGACGGCGACGCGGATCACGACTGCGGTGCCTCCGGCTTCAGCAGTTCGTCGAGGAGCTTCTGGCAGACGGCGACGGCGTCGGGCTTTCGCTGGTCGCGCAGCCGGGCGGCAAGGTCGATTACCAGTCGCAGGTCATCCACGGGCGTCCGCTCGCGGCGCGTGAGCCGGCCCCGGACCCGCTGCCAGATGAGGGCGGCGGCGTAGACGAGACAGCCGACGGCGAGGGCCACCTGGGCGTACTGGATCACGGTCACGATCTAGCCTCCATCTGCGCGGCGAGGTCGATGAGCAGACGGACGAGGGCCGCGCCCTCGGGCGTCCGCAGGACGGCGGCGATGTGCTTGGCGAGTTGGTCGTCGATCCGGCCCGCTGTCTGGCTGGCCGCCCACTCGAGCGCGTCGGCGACGATGTTGCCCTGCCGGCCGGCGTCGGGCTCGGCCGACCAGCGGCGCGCGAACCCGAGCAGCGGCGACCACTGGGCGAGCGTCCGGACCTGTTGGATGGTGGGCAGCGGCATGTCAGGCCCTTACCAGCGGGAGGAGCTTTTCGATGGCCCCGGATGCGATCGCGACGACGAGCGACCGGACGGCCGGGCGGACGATCAGCCACAGCGGGTAGACCGGCGCGGGCACGGCCTTGTCGGCCACGGCATCGAACAGCCGTTCCACTGCGCCCAAGGCGATCGCCTTTTTTTCCGCCCCGGAAAGCGTCTGGACTGAGTCGAGCGTCGTGAGCACGAGCCGCAGGAGCGACAGGAGCAGTTCGCCGAACTCCATCCAGCTCAGGCCGTCGGCGGCGGTGTCCCGGGCCTTGTTTATGAACGTGGCCACTTGGTCGGCGATCGTGGCGAACTGCGCGGCGGCGGCCGCGGGGGCATTGGTGTTGGCCATGGGTGTTTCCTCTTAGCGGTGGACGATGTAGGTGACGGTGAGCACGCTGGTGAACAGCCGTTTGTCCTGGAGGTGTTCCGGCGCGTAGATCGGCTGGTTGGCGATTCGGAGCCATGACGCCCCGGGCACGGTGGGCAGCGGTCGCCGGGTCAGGAAGTCGGCGATGTCCTGCACCAGTTCCATGAGCGGGTCCACTTCCTCCGGGCTCACCGCCAACAGTTTTTTCTGCACCGCCACGTCGACGGCGATTTCGTTGGCGACCCGGGAGCGGTCGGCGTTGGTGATCGTGTTGGACCGCGGCACGACGGTGACGCGGACGCCGTCCATGGCGCGCAGGTCGAGGTCCGGCAAATACTTCCGGGCGGCCGTGATCGGCGGCGAAAACGTGTGGCCGGTGAGGTCCGCGAGGATGGCGGCGGCAATGTCGGCGGCTACGGCTGGCATACGCTGCCCCCTTCCTCGCCGATGAGTTTGGTGTGGATCCGGAGCGTTTGCCGGTACGGGTCGGAATACCGGTAGTGGGGCTGGAGGCTCCCGACGGGAAGGACTTCGTAGACGAACAGCGTGCCGTGTGCGGTTTCCTCGATTCGGTCGCCCGCTTCCGGGAGCACGCGCAGGCCGTCGATGACGAGGTCACGGGCCCGGATGAGAAAGTCGCGGCTTTCCGCCCGGATGATGACGCCGGCCCCGTCGTCTTGCTGGTATTCGGTGCGGCCGATCGTCGCGCGGACACAGACCGAGCGGTCGTCGCGGCGATAGACGACGTCGGTGGTGGCGACGGCGTGCCGGCGGGCTTCAAGCCATGTCGATGCGGTGCGCAAGATGTCGGTCATAGCCCTGCGGCCTCCCGGAACGCGGCGTCGAGCGTGGCGGCGTCGAGGCCGAGGGCCGGGCCGAGGGCGGCCAGCCACTGGCTGTCTCGGTGGACCTCCGTGCCGTACTCCCACTCGACGCGGACG